AGTTTCTGATTTAGAAAAGGTGGTCGAAGAAATGAGATCATACGGAGACAAAGAAGAAGTCGAAGCAGAAGCAGAAGATGCTACTCCTAGACAACCTAAATCAAGAACTATAAAAGAAGAATTTTCTGAAAACGAAGTAAACGAAGAAGAAGTCGTTGAAGATAAAGTTTCAGAAGAAGAAGAAGTTAAAGAAGAATTGAAAGAAGAATTATCTGCACCTGCTGCTGAACCGATTAAACATAGTCCTGAAGCAAAGGTAAAAGTAGATAGAGTTCAATTCGCAAAAAGAAGAAAACTATCAACTTTAGATAGAGTTTTAAGTAAAATAAATAATAAATAAATTTTAAAAAATGGCGTTATCAATTACATCAACTTATGCAGGGGAATTTGCAGGAAAATATATCGCAGCAGCTCTCCTTTCTTCAAACACTATCGAAAAAGGTGGTATTGAAGTTAAACCAAACATCAAGCTAAAAGAGGTTATCAAAAAGGTAGCTACAAGTGGCTTAATTGCAAACTCTAGTTGTGATTTTACTGATGCAGGAAATGTTACTCTTACTGAAAGAATCATACAACCTGAGGAATTTCAAGTAAACTTACAATTATGTAAAACTCCTTTTGTGTCTGACTGGGAAGCAGCTCAAATGGGATATTCAGCATTTGAAAATATGCCACCTAAGTTTTCGGACTTTTTTATTGGTCATATTTCAGCAGAAATTGCAGCTAAAAATGAGCAAAACATTTGGGTAGGTGCAAATGCAACAGCAGGAGAATATGATGGTCTAGTTACACTAGCTAAAGCAGATTCAGATGTTTCTGATATTACAGGAACTACTGTTACAAGTGCAAATGTTATTGCAGAAATGGGTAAAGTAGTAGATGCTTGTCCTAGTGCAATTTACGGAAAAGAAGATTTATACCTTTATGTTTCTAAAAATGTAGCTAAAGCGTATGTTAGAGCACTAGCAGCACAAGGTGGTGGTTACGAAAACAGAGTTAATATGTGGTACAATATGGACACACCATTAACTTTTGATGGAGTAAACATTTTCCTAGCTAATGGTCTTTCTGACAACCAAATGATGTTAGCACAAAAATCAAATTTATATTTTGGAACAGGTCTATTAAATGATTTAAACCTTGTAAAAGTTTTAGATATGGCTGACCTAGATGGTTCACAAAATGTAAGATTTGTGGCTAGATACACAGCAGGTGTTCAGTATGGAATCGGAAGCGAAATTGTACTTTACGATCCAACAGTATAATAATTTATAAAAAGGGGTAGGGTTTTGCTCTACCTTTTTTTTAACTTTTTAAAAATATAATAATATGGCTTGTACATTAACAAAAGGGAGAGAGTTACCTTGTAAAACAGGTGTAGGTGGAATTAAATCTATTACATTTGTTGATTATGGTACTTTAGGTGCATTAACTGTTGCAAATGATATAATTACAGATTTTGGTGGAAGTGCAACATTTATGAAGTTTGATGTAAAAGGTAATTCCACAATGGACACTACTGTAACATCAAGCAGAGAAAATGGAACAACTTTTTACGAAACATCAGTTGTAATGAACCTAACTTTCCAAGAAGAAAAAACACAAGCTGAGATTAAATTACTAGCAGTATCAAGACCACATATTATAGTTGAAGATTATAATGGTAATTTTAGACTGGTAGGTAAAGATCACGGCTGCGAATTAACAACAGGTACATTTTCAAATGGGGCAGCTATGGGAGACCTTTATGGGTACTCTTTAACATTTGTTTCACAAGAAACAGAAGCACCTGACTTTGTTGCAACAGCAGCTTATAATGCAGAAACACAGGGTACACAAATTGATGTAAACTAATTTTTGCTATCTCAGCACTAATAAACTCTTAATATTAGTATAACAAAGCACTCTTTTCAGGGTGCTTTTTTATTTTACAAATTGACTTATTTTAATCGTTATATACATAATGATAGTATTGACCACATCTGCAACACAAACACTTAATGTTATACCTAGAGTATATCTAAGTCCATTTACAATAGATGTAAGAGACAGTAGTCTAAATAAAAATTTTACTTATTTTAACAATACAGCTACTACTGTTAAAGATTATTTACAATTTGAACAAACTTATGTAAATAACGCTAGTGATTTAGCAAGTATATGGAAAGAGGGTAGATTTTATGATTTAGATTTATATGCAGATTTTAATTACTGGAATACAAATTTAAGTCTTTGGGAAATGTATGATGAAATATGGCAAACAGATAGCAACCAAAAAGAAAGAATTTATAAAGATAGAATATTTGTTACTGACCAAGACATAGATCAGAAAAACGATAATGACCATTATAGTATTAACAACAATCAATATGTAACAAATAATTCATTTGATAATGAGTATATTGTAATATGAAAAATAGAAAAAGAAATAGTTTAGGACAATTTATGAAAAACTCTAAGAGTGAAATAAGTCTAGTAAATTTAAGTAGTTATACCACACCTATAATGAAAGAACAACCCAATAAAGACTGGGTAAAGTTTGGAGAAGATAATGATTATTTTCAATATATATTAGATAGGTACAATGGTAGTGCAACAAATCACGCTGCTGTAAATGGCATAGCACAACAAATATTTGGAAAAGGTTTAAATGCCTTAAATGCTAATAAAAAACCTGACCAGTACGCTAAAATGGTTTCTTTGTTTAAAAAGGACTGTATTAGAAAAATTGCTTATGATTTTTATTTGTTTGGTCAAGCAGCTATACAGGTTGTTTATTCAAAAGATAGAAAAACAGTAGCAACAGCAGAGCATTTTCCAGTAGAAACATTAAGGTCAGAAAAAGCAAATGACAAAGGAGATGTAGAAGCGTACTATTATTTTAAAGACTGGTCTAAAATTAAACCTAATGAAGAACCAAAAAGAATAGCTGCATTTGGCACAAGTAACGAATCAATAGAAATACTATATATAAAACCCTATAAAGCAGGTCTATATTATTATAGTACGCCATCTTGGAATGGATGTATTCAGTACTGTGAGCTTGAAGAAGAAATTAGCAATTATCATATTAACAATATACAACAAGGTTTAAGTCCTACAATGTTAATTTCAATGCACAATGGAGTTCCAAACCCTGAAGAAAGAAGATTATTAGAAAGCAAAATAGCACAAAAATTTAGTGGGTCTAGTAATGCAGGTAAATTTATACTTAGCTTTTCAGATTCTAAAGAACAAGAACCTAGTCTAACGCCTGTACAATTATCTGATGCACACCAACAATATGAATTTTTAAGTAATGAGTGTTCAAGAAAAATAATGATAGGTCATAGGATAGTTAGTCCTTTTCTTTTAGGTATTAGAGAAAATGGTGGATTTGGTTCTAATGCAGATGAGATTAAAACTGCAAGTTTGCTTTTTGACAATACTGTTATTAGACCTCTACAAGAGATTTTAATAGACTGTTTTGACAAAATATTAGCTTATAATGATATTAGTCTAAAACTTTATTTTGTAACCTTACAACCTCTTGAATTTACTGAAATAGATACAGACTTACAAGATGATGAAGATATAGAAGAAGAAACAGGAATACAAATGAGCAAAGAAAACCCTGATTTAGATGATAAATTAGGTAGTGAAATTGCAGATGAATTAATAAACTTAGGACAGACAGAAGAAGAACTATTAAAAGACTATGATTTAGTAGATTCAAGACCAGTAGATTACGAGCAAGATCACGAATTAGATGGCGTTATACAAGAGTTAAATAAAGAAAAGAAATCTACACTATCAAAAATATATGAATTTGTAAGTACAGGTATTGCTAGGAAAACAAAAGAGAGTGCTCAAGATGGAACAAGTAAACAATCAGTAGAAAAATTAAGTAAATTTTTAGTAAGGTATGTTTACAACCCTACAAAGACTGGTTCTAATTCTAGGGATTTTTGTAAAAAAATGGTTAGGGCAAAAAAGGTATATAGAAAAGAGGACATTTTGGAAATGACAAAAAAAGCAGTAAATCCTAAGTTTGCAAAAAGGGGAAGCACAACAGGTACATATAGTATATGGCTTTATAAAGGTGGTGCTAGATGCCAACACAGATGGTATAGACAGACATACTTAAAGAAATGGGATAATGCAGGTATGGGAAAACAAATAACATCAGGACAAGCTAAAAGTTTAGGTTTTAAGTTCCCTAAAAATGCACAAAAAGTACCAGTAGCACCTAAAGATATGAGATATAAAGGGTACACAAAGGCGTACTATGATAAAATGTTTGGCAAGAAGAAAAAGAAATAATTATGGCAACAGCACTTTTTTTAAATAGAACAGATTTAATTAGAAATTCTAATATGGATGGCAATATTGATACAGACAAAATTTTGCCTTTTATTAAATTAAGTCAGGAATTAGAAATAAAAAATATAACAGGGACAGCGTTATATGATAAGATAAGTTCTTTGATTACAAGTGGAGACATTGACCTTAGTGAAAACGCTAAATATAAGACATTGTTAAATGATTATATAGTACCTGCTTTAATATGGTATGCACAAGCAGCATTTTACCCATTTCATTATATACAAATAAGAAATGGTGGCGTATTTAAGCATAGTAGCGAGACTGCTGAGACTGTCTCAAAAGATGAACTTGACTACATAGTAAAAAAGGCAAGAGATAATGGAGAATATTATGGTAGAAGATTTGTAGATTATATGAATTTTAATCAATCAAATTTTCCTGAATATACAAGTAACACAAATGACCAAATAAGCCCTAGTCAAGATCAAACTTTTAATGGTTGGGTATTATGAGATATAAACCTAAGAAGAATAACATAGAGAAATTAAAAACATTTTTGAAAAAAAAGAAAAATAAACAAAAGATAAATTATGGCAAGTCTATTTAACACAAAAATATCAAACACTTATGTAGGACTTATCAAAACCATTGATAATGCAGTTATTAGTGCTTCGTTAAGAGAACTTACAGATGGGTCAGGAAATCAAACTGGTGTTTATCTTAATAATGCAGGAGATTTTAAGGCAAGTGGAACACTAGAATTTGGTTCACTAAAAGATACAGGAGAAAATATAACAATAACTAAGTTTGTTGATGAAGCTGATGGTATTGCTTCAAATGATAACGACACTACTATTCCAACAAGTGCAGCAGTAGTAGATTATGTAGCTGCTAAAATAACTTTAGAAGATTTAGATTTTAGTGGAGATAGTGGAACTGGGTCTGTTGATCTTGATAGTCAAACTTTTGCAGTAGTCGGTACTGCTAACGAAATAGAAACCTCAGCAGGTAGTCAACAATTACAAATAGGTTTACCTGACAATGTTACAATCGGTGGTAATTTACAAGTTAATGGACTTTTAAAAGGCAACAATAACATAGTAGTTAAAGATACATCAGACAGAACAATGGCTGCTTTTTATGGTGGTGGTAAATCTGAGTTGTATTTTAATGATAGTAAGAAATTTGAAACCACAAGTGATGGTGCAACTGTAACAGGTGGACTTACTGCAACAGGTGGATCAGTATTTACAGGTGCTACATTTAGTAGTGATGTAGATTTTGTAGATAGTGCTAAGGCAAGATTTGGTACAGATAACGATTTACAAATTTATCACTCATCAGGTTCATCTGTTATAGATAACACTATTGGAGATTTAATAATTAAAAATTCACAAGATGATGGAGATGTAATTTTCCAAAGTGATAATGGAAGTGGTGGTATTGATACTTATTTTATATTGGATGGTGGGCAAACAAGAGTAGAATTTGCAAAAGGAACACAACACTATGACAATGTGATAGCTAATTTTGGTACATCTTCTGATTTGAAAATATACCACAATGGTACAGATTCATTTATACAAAACGGCACAGGAGATTTAGATATAATAAACAGTCAAGATGATGGAAATATAGTGTTTACCTCTGATGATGGTAGTGGTGGAACTACTGAATATTTTAGAGTTGATGGTGGCACAGAGCTAACTTATTTTAGTAAAGACCTTAAATTAAATGATAATGTTAATTTATTAATTGGCTCTGGTTCTGCTGATTTACAATTATACCATACAGGAAGCATAAGTTATATTAGAAATAATACAGGCGACTTGGATATAAGAAATCAAACAGGTAGTGCTGCTGATTTTTATCTTAGGAATACATCTAATAATGGCGTTCAATCTTATATAACTTTAGAGGGTGCAAATGAAACAACTTTATTTGGTATAAGAACAAAACATAGCGACAATATAAAAGCAATGTTTGGAGATTCAAATGATTTTCAAATATATCACGATGGCTCAAATAGTTATTTAAACGATACTGGAACAGGAGAATTAAAACTTTTAGCATCAAGTGTCGCTATACAAAGTGCAACAGGAAATGAATACATTGCTTATTTTGCAGGAACAGGTGGGCAGACAGCAAGTTTATATGCAGGGAATTCTAAAAAGTTTGAAACTACTTCAACAGGTGTTACAATTACAGGAGTTGCAGTTGCAGATGGCTTGGATATGGGAGATAATGAAAAAATAAGATTAGGAGATAGTCAAGATTTAGAAATTTATCACGATGCTTCTAATAGTTATATAAAAGATAATGGTACAGGTAGTTTGTTTCTTCAAGGTTCAAATATATTTATACAATCAAGTTTAAGCAAAACTGCTATACTTTGTAATGATAGTGCTTCAGTTGATTTGTATTACAATGCAAGTAAGAAATTTGAAACTACAAATACAGGTATATCAGTTACAGGTGTTACAGATACAGATGGCATAACCTCATCAGCAGAAATTGATGTTAATTTAGCAAATGAGGGTAAATATTTTGAGGGTGGTAGTGGTAATATTAGAAGATTATCTATAACATCAGGTACAAATACATCAGCACACGCTTTACATACTTTTAATATTAATTCTTCAAATGGTAAATATAAATTTGATATTAATGGAACAGAAGAATTTTCTATTGATTCTAGTAATGCTAGTTTGGGTGGTAATTTAACAATAGCAGGAGATTTAACAGTCAATGGTACAACAACAACTGTGAATACAGATACACTTGCAGTAGAAGATCCATTAATCTCTATGGCAAAAGACAATTCAGCTAACTCAGTTGATATTGGTTTCTATGGCAGGTATAATGATGGCTCAAATAGATATTTAGGATTATTTTCAGATGCTTCTGATTCTAATAAATTTACATTATTTAAAGGTCTAACAGTTGAACCTACTACAACAGTAGATACTTCAGCTACAGGATATGCAAGAGCAGATTTAAATGTTGCAAATTTAGAAGCAACAGGAGATTTAAAAGTTGAAGATAATATTTATATAACTGATTCAACGACTACAAGAGCAAAAATACAATTAAATTCAGGAGACAGAGATAATCTTGATATTAAGGCAGTTTCTTTAGGTTCTACAATGAGTTTCTACACAGTAGATACTTTAGCTTTAACTTTAGATGCATCACAAAACGCACAATTTTCTGAAGCTGTATTAATAGCTGATAATAAAAAATTAGAATTTGGTGGTAGTGGAGATTTAAAAATTTATCATACAGCAGGTGGTAGTTCATATATAGAAGCGACAACAGGAAATTTAGAAATAAAAAATACTGCTGATGATGGAAGAATAACTTTTATTTCTGATGATGGTTCAGGTGGTACAGAAACATATTTTTACTTAGATGGTTTAGGTGGTGGATCACAACCATTTACTGTATTTCCTGATAATGCAGTTCTTGCTATGGGTACTAATCACGATACTTATATACAGCATACTGGTTCTCATTTTAAAATTGATAATTATACAGGAAATTTACAAATTACTAACAATACAGATGATGGAGATATAACTTTTAGTACTGATAATGGTTCAGGTGGAACAACTGAATATATGAGATTAGATGGTAGTGGTCAGTATATATTTATATCATCTTCTTTAGGAATGTACTTTGCTGATGGTTGTGCATTAAGATTAGGAAGTGATAGTGATATAACTATGTATCACGACAATTCAAATGGTTATATTACAAACTCAACAGGAATTTTAAATATTAATAACAACGATATAAGATTTAAAACATCAGGCGATGAAACAATGCTTAGAGCAGTTGCTAATGGTGCAGTAGAGTTAATGTATAATAATTCTACAAAATTAGAAACAACAACAGGTGGAATTAAAATTTCAGGAACAAATGCAAACAATAAAGTAGAATCATATTTTGATGGAGATTATACAAGTGGATTTAAGTTTTCTGATTTAAATGGTGGTATATGGTATGATGCAGGAGCAGATGATTTAACTGTAAGTGCAGGACACGCTAATAGTAAAATGCTTCTTAATTCAGGTGGAGCACTTGCTCTTACGCTAGATGAATCTCAAAACGCAACTTTGCAAAATTTAACTACAATAAATAAAGCTAATTCAGGTGCAGAGGGTGGTAGTTTACTTTTAAGAAATGCAAGTGGTGGATCAGGTGCTTATAATAGAATATATTTTGCACCAACATCTAGTGCTTATGCTACTCGTTCAGCAATTATAGAAGGACAAAATACTGATGGCAATAATAATATGTCGTTAATATTTAAAACAAGTGCAGGTGCAGACCCAACTGAAAAAATGAGAATAGATAATAATGGAAATGTTACTATTCAAAAAAGTGCTTTATATGTTGGAAATGACCAAACAAGTGGAGTTACAGAGGTTGTATTAACAAATAAAGATACAAGTTTAGTTGATGCAGGAGATATACAAAACAAATTAAGAATGAGAGGTTTGTTTTATGACCAATCAAATTCGTTATTAGTTGAAACTCAAATTTGTTCTGGACACGAAGCAGCTAATGGAAATGGAAATTCATTTTTAGCTTTTTACACACAATCAGGTGGAAGTTCTCCAACAGAAAAAGTAAGAATTACAAGTGGGGGAAAAACGGGTATTGGGGTAACACCTACCAATGCTAATTTAGAAGTAAAATCAATACAAGACTCAAGTTTTGATGAGGGTATAGGTGTTATAAGAAGCAACTCATCACAAACAGGTTATATTAATATGGTTGGTGGTGCTATGAATATAAATGCACCAAGTGCTATTCCTATTAAATTTAGAGATGGTGGTACAGAAAATTTAACAATAGGTGGAGATGGTAAAATAAGTGCTAGTGCAGAAGCTACTTTTATGGATGTTAAATATAGCAATTATTCAGTAGGTTCTTTAGACACAACAGGAGTAACAGTAGCAACAGTAACAGGTGCGAGTAATGGCTCAAGTGCAATTGTAGAATTTGTTGGTTCAGGTGGAATTGATGGTCTTGTAGATGTTGTTTTCCATTGTGTTAATGATAGTGGTAATTGGACTGCTTATAAAAATTCAAGACAAACTGCTAAAAAAGTTGATGTAGATGTTTCAGGAAATGGCACAGGAACAATAACATTTACTTTTAAATCTTTGTCAGGTAGTCAAGCATATACACCAAGATTAATGAGAAAAGGAAGCCCAAGTGCATTGGTAACTTTTTAAAATGAAATAACTATATTTGAATATTATTAATTAAATTTTTAAAGATGAGTAAAATATCAAAAGAAGAACTAAAGGAATTACAAGAACAAGAACAAAAGAAAAGTGCAATTAAGCACGATCTTGGAGTTTTAGAAACACAAAAACATAGTTTGTTGCATTTGTTTGCAGACATAGTAAGTCAGCAAGAGGGTGCTAAAAAAGAGCTTGAAGAAAAATATGGAAAAATTAATATTGATTTGAAAGATGGAAGCTACGAAGAAATCAAAGAAGAAGATTCAGGAGAAGATAAGTGATAATATAAGCTATAAAGAAGCTACATATTCACAGACTGCTGCGAAACATAAAATTAAGAATGTGCCAACTGAGACACATCTTAAAAATATGAAAGTAACAGCAGATAAAGTTTTTCAACCATTACGAGAGTGGTGCGAACACCCTATTCGTATTAATAGTTTTTATAGAAGTCCTGAACTTTGTGAACATCCTGCAATTAATTCTAGCAGAAAATCACAACATTGTAAAGGACAAGCAATAGACCTAACAACTATGGGAGAAAAATCTAATAGAGAGTTGTTTGAGTGGTTAAAAGAAAATTCTGATTTTGACCAAATGATTTGGGAATTTGGGGGAGACCCTGCACAAGAAGATTCTAGTCCTCAATGGATTCATATTTCTTATGTAAGTA